AGAACCCGTATGTCGCGATCATATGCACGTCGGCATTCCAGTCGGTTCGCGTATCGGTATACGAAGATGGTCCCAATTCCACATCCGGCGGTGTTTGTAAAAACCGGTAAAACTGGTGCTCGTTCAGCGTATAATTTGACTGTACGTAGGGCCATCCATTTTCCGGATCGGTTACGTCGCGAATGACATATAGTTCCTTTACAGGGCGTAGCGTGACGTCAATTTGAAGGGTGTTGTACTGCAAACACACCAAGGGAAACGCCATTTTACTGCTGGTGGTAAACCACGTGTTGATTGGAATGTATATTTTACGACCGCGAATGGAGGGTTCCGCACCGCGCTGGCTCGGAGTGTAGTATGCATTAGGATACTGGTTTACGCGGGCGCCGTAGCAGCCCGGGTCATTCAGTTCCGGTACGTTGCCGGTCATTTCGCTGTAAAGCTGCTGTTTTTCAGAGGGATAATCGCGCTGCATCATGGAGAGAAGATAACTCCCTGAAAACTTTTGAAGAATTTGGCCGCCCACAGATACCGTTATGTCCTTGATCATATGCGTACCCAAATGCTTTATCCATTTGAACTCGTACGGCGCCCATTTATCGTTTTCAGTTTTAGGTGGAAGAATGGGGCTCCAAATCGTGGGGAGGGTTACGCATATGTAGGTATCCATAAGCAGTTCGGCATACCGCGGCATATAAAACGTGAATTTGGATTCTTCCGACATTCGAAGTTTACGCTGTCCATCGAAGTCTATTCTGAATTTCTGGAGACCGAAATTTGTGTACTTTTTATATGTGGTTTTAAAAAATGATTTTTTCGGGTTTCCGTTCAGTATCGTGTTTTGGTTCCCATACGCGATGATGTTTAGTAATCCGCCTGGCATATTGATATTTTAATAAAATGTATATAGTTGCCTTTCTAAACTATATTTTATTTTGTTTTTTGTTATTTTGTTGTTATTTTGTTGTTATAATATAGTAGATAATATAGTAGAAAGACTTTTAATAACTTAACTTATACAATAAATTCAGTATGCCGACATCGACGACATCGACAGGAACGGATCCTATCACAGAATCAATCGGGGACAAATTGAGTCGAGTGGCTTCAGCTACCATATCCACTATAAAGGGGATGCGGCCAAATGTCGCGCATATGGGCGGGTTGATAATCAACTCCGTGCTGGCAATCATGTTTATTTGGCTGGTTGTTTGGACTCGAGGGAAAAAGGATACCAATGATAACACTATGATAGCAAATTATGAAAAATCGTCCAAGCCCGGATCTATAAACGACTTTGATGAGAAATACAGTTACTTGCTTCGAGATTATTATATGCTGACCGCGTATAACTGCTGCTGCTCCGGCGAGTACACATCAGACTTTGTTTCAACGGTCGCATTGGAAACCGTGATAAAGCAGGGCGCGCGCGTTCTAGATTTCGAGATATACTCGGTCGATGGTGTACCGGTTGTAGCCGCGTCATCGCAGCCCGAATTTACGATGAAAGAAGTATACAACTACGTGCCGTTCGCAGAAGCAATAAGGGTGGTGAACCAGCTAGCGTTTTCAGCAAACGGGGCTCAAAATTCTAGCGATCCGCTATTTTTATGTCTTCGAATTAAGAGTCGGAACATTATGACATACCAGGCAATTGCAGATATTCTTAAAACCAACCTTTCACCCAAATTACTCGATCCTCGATTCGCGTACTCGTTTCACGGCGAAGACCTTGGTAAAATCAAGCTTACCAGTTTGATGGATAAAGTAATTATTATTATTGATGAAACGCCGGGATCAGACAGTAATATAAACACTCGAGAAATATATAAGCGCACGCCTCTTTACGAATATGTCAACGTCACCGTTACAAACGGCACATCAAAATACACGTTTAAAGAACTGGCAGATTCGAATAATAACACGATTAAAGAATCCGCAAAGAAGTCTCTAAAATATGTCGTTCCCGAACGCTCTACCAAGTCGGAAAATTTGTATGATGCAACTATTCCGTTCAACAACGGGTGTCAAATGGTTGCTATGGCGTTTCAAAAAAATGATGCGAATATGATAGCTTACCTTAAAAGATTCCAGGATTTTGGTTCTGCTTTTATCTTGAAACCGCCCGAGTTAAGATATGTACCTATTGTTTTGAACAATCCCACCCCAATTGATCCGACCAAAACACTCACGTCAGAAAAGACGGCTACGACATCAATGGGAACCGATTATAGTATGTAGGGGTCCCCAGAGGCGCACAGGGGTTTAAGCACTGCGTAGTGGGCGCTTGACGCCCCTATTTATTCAAGTATTTTAAATATTTTTTAAATATTAAATGATAGTTAAAATTTAATATTTTATATTCTATAATAATATAGTAATAGTATAATATATATGCCCCGTATTCATGCCAACCTATAATGACTCGAAAAACATTGAAGATCGTGAAATTGATTTATTAAGAAATGCGGTAGATAAAATAGAGTCTAGAACCGGTAAAAAGGTCGCACAATCACCCGAAGTTAAAAAAATTATTGGTTGTGTTGAACGTTTTTTACGTGAAAAAAAACTGGTTTGTTATGGAGGAACCGCAATCAATTCAATTCTTCCTGAAAAGTACCGGTTTTATAATAATGATATTGAAGTTCCAGATTACGATTTTTATTCACCCAATGCGTTAGAGGATTCGAAAGAGCTATCCGATATTTTTTTTAAGATGGGGTACAATGAAGTGGAAGCCAAATCCGGATCTCATCCCGGTACATTCAAGGTGTTTGTCAATTTCATCCCGGTTGCAGATATAACTCACATGGACATGGCTCTATTTAGCGTATTGGCTGCGAAGTCGTACATAAAGCACGGAATACGATACGCTCCCACCAATTTTTTACGAATGGCGATGTATCTTGAACTCTCTCGCCCTGAAGGCGACGTATCGCGATGGGAAAAGGTATTGAAGCGCCTTACACTTTTGAACAAAGTGTATCCCATGAAACTAATAAATTGTTCCAGGTTTGAAATGGAGATGCAGAATCGCAACAACAATACGAATGAAGCCAAAATGCCGGAATCTAACTCTAATTCTAATTCTAGTTATAAACGCCCAGATAAAAAAATATATGATATAACTCAAAAAGTTCTTATGAATAGCAGCGTCGTATTTATTGGAGGATTTGCAGATATTCTATACAGTAAGTATTTACCAAAAGGTGAGCGACATAAACTTTACAAACAGCCGGAGTTTGATGTTTTGTCAAACAATCCAGAAGAGTTGGCCAGGCTTATAAAACTGACACTCAAGACAAACGGGTTTGAAAACATCACCATTGAAAAGATGCCCCCAATTGGAGAAATCATTTTGGACCATTATAAAGTCGCAGTAAACTCAAACATTGTCGCACTCATTTACAAACCCACCGCGTGCCACAGTTATAATACGATCAAGTTGAATACTCAAATCATTAAGGTTGCCAGTATCGACACAATGCTCATGTTTTACTTGGCGTTTTCATATGCCAAACGCTACTATTACAACCGCGACCGGCTGCTTTGCCTGGCGGGAATTTTATTTTATATTCAAAACAAAAACCGTCTTAGTCAGTCAGGGCTTTTGAAGAGGTTCGGCAGTTCGTGTTACGGGAAACAGGAAACACTGGAGTCGCTTCGTAGAGATAAAGCGAACAAGTACCAAGAATTAAAAAACGATAAGTCGAATCCCGAGTATCAAAGGCTCTTTTTACGATACGTTCCATTGGAGCGAGCTAAAACCCGTGTTCAAAAAATACGAAGACGCAAGTCACAGTTAAAACGTAAAAAAATGAGCGATCGAAATCGGTTATCATCACGATCACCACGAACGCGATCATCGTCCCGGTCCCGGTCTAATAACTCACTTGCAATTGAAAAAGTAGATATTAGCCCGATCGAAATGAATACCGTAGACAATGCCACTACGACGAAGACGGAACCTATAACATATCTCGTAAATAGTCAGGCATTATCTCGACTAAAGACAAAGACGGTATCGGTGTCGAAAAATAAATCAAAGTACAAAGTTACAAAACGGAAACGAGTTACATAATGATTATAGGAGTATAGAAAGAATATAAAAATAACATCGTAACTAAGAGTATTGTATTCATTTTATTGCATTCATTTTCATTTCATTTATCATCATTCATCATCATTCATCATCCATGGCTTCTGCGCATCATGCGACTGCGGCTTCTACGTCTGATGAAATTATTCATATTAGTAAAGACGCAGCCATACGAATCTTAAGCGACGTGCGAGAAATGATTCGGGTTCCTCTTCATGATAATGGTATTTATTATTTTCACGACGACGAAGACATTCTTACTGGCTATGCAATGCTGTATGGTCAACCCGGAACCGTTTATTACGGCGGATACTATTTTTTTAAAATTAAATTTCCACCGGATTACCCTCATAAACCACCCACTGTGACGTTTCTTTCGAATGACGGCACGACTCGGATGCATCCTAATTTTTATAAAAATGGATACGTGTGTTTATCCATTTTGAATAATTGGCGGGGAGACCAATGGAGTGGATGCATTACCCTGAAATCAATTCTGCTTACAATGATTTCGATTTTGGACGCGAAACCCATGCTTCATGAACCCGGAGTAACCCCGACCCATACCGAGTTTACAACGTATCATCGCATTATCGAATACAAGAACATTGAGTTTACACTTTGTAAACTTTTAGACGAACGAGAATTTGGACGTTACATTATACTACC